AGTTGGAGATTTCCTTGTTTTAGATCCTTTAGATTCATTATTTGATGGTAAGACAACTTCATTTGCATTAAATTTAAATGGTGCTCAACAAACTATTCAGTCCAAACCAGGATCAAATATAGATGTTGAAGTTGCTATTTTAGTATTCATTAATGATATACTTCAAGTTGCTGGTAATGGTTATGAATTTAAGGGTGGTAGTTTTATTACCTTTAAAGAACCACCTAAAGAAGGTGATACTTCTAAGATTCTTTTCTATCAAGGAACTGGATCTGTAGACGTTACTAATGTTGATATTTTAGAAACANTTAAGAAAGGAGATCAAATTAAATTATATGATCAGGATTTATCTCTAGAGGAAAATAAGAGAACAGTAACTATTGTTAATTCATCTGATAGTTTGAATACTAATCTTTATGCTGGACCTGGTATTACTACTAATGAAACTTTCCAAAGAGCTGTAACATGGTCAAGACAGACTGAAGATAAGTTTATTGATGGTGAGGCAGTTTCTAAGGATAGACCACATTATGAACCATTAATATATCCTAATACAAATATTATACAATCTGTAGGTGTTGGATCTACTGTTATATTTGTTTCTAATATAAGAACTTTCTTTGATAGTTCAAAGGAAAACTATAGTGGGCAAAGTGATATTAGAATCATTTCTCAGGATAGTGTAGTGGGAGCATCTGCTACTGCTTTTGTTTCTGTTGCTGGAACTGTAACTTCATTTGATATTACAAATGCAGGAATTGGTTATACCATAGCACCTACTGTATCAATCAATCTTCCTATAGGATTATCTACTTCTCAAGGTGCTAGAGCAAGTGCCACTATAAGTGGAGTAGGAACTAGTAAATGCTATTACTAGTTTCTTATGGAGGAACCACCACTGGTTTTGCATATACTAGTACAAAGGCTCCTTCAGTTTTAATTGGAGAACCTAAATTAGTTTCTTCTGTTGAAACTATTGAAGATGTATCATACTCTGGTGATTTTGGAATTATATCTGGTATTTCTACAACATCTGTTGGTGTAGCATCTACTGGTATTGTATTTGATCTACTTCTTCCAAAGGATTCGTTATTCAGAAATGCTGCTACTGTAGGGACTGCTATTACTGTAAGTGGAATTACAACTGGATATTACTTCACAGTATTCAATTCTAATGTAGGTGCTTCAGTAACTTCTCTATATCAAGATGGTACTGTAGTTGGTATAGGAACATCCTTCTTAGATAATGTCTATGAAGTTGCTCAAGTTTCTATTGCTCAAACTATGGGTATAGGAATTGGACTAACCTATGTTGCACAAGTAACAGTCAGTGTTCAAGATTATAATGGATTGACTGGACTTGGACATAGTGAGTTCTTTGGGGAATATAGTTGGGGAAGAATACAAACTGCTCCTAGAGGATCAGCAAGAGTATTTACTTCTTATGCTGGTGATTCTACTGGATTAAGTGGTATATCTAGTTCTCCAATAATTGAAAGGGTTAATCCTTTAAGATACGTAAATTATAACACATAAATAACTAAAAAAATAGTAAAAATGTCAGCCATTATAACTGATCAACTTAGAATATTGAATGCTGAGAATTTTGTCTCTGCAGCAACTTCTACTGTAAATTCATATTATTCTTTTGTTGGTTTGCCTAATGCTACCAATTATTCTTCCACTTGGGATTCTAATCCTCCAGCACCTAAGGATAGTTTTGATCAGGAAGATGATTATTGGGATACTATGATTGCACTAAAGAAGATTACTACTTCTGATGTGCGTAGAATGGTTAGTAAAAATACTTGGACATCAGGTATAACATATGATATGTATCGTGGTGATATAAGCAGAACAAATACAGCAAAACCATCTGGAGCAACTAATTTATATGCATCTAAGTATTTTGTAGTTAATGAAGATTTTAAAGTTTATATTTGTCTTCAGAATGGAACAGATCCAGAAAACGTATCAGGAAGACCTTCACTAGACCAACCCACCTTTACAGATTTAGAACCAAAGAATGCAGGTAATAGTGGTGATGGATATATTTGGAAATATCTTTATACGATTAAACCAAGTGATATTACCAAATTTGATTCTACAAACTTTATTCCTGTTCCTGGTAATTGGGAATCTAGTACAGATAATGCTGCTGTGAGAGATAATGCATCTACTAGTGGTCAATTAAAAATTGCAACTATTACTAATAGAGGATCTGGTATAGGAACTGCTAATAGAACTTATACTGGTGTTCCTATTAATGGAGATGGTTCTGGAGCAGAAGCTACTATAGTTATTAATAATGATGCTAAAGTTGAATCTATTAATATATCAAAAGGTGGATCTGGATATACCTATGGTACTTTAGATTTAACTGCAGGTGGAGTTCCTACTGGTACTACAATTCCAGTTTTTAATGTTATTATTCCACCTCAAGGTGGTCATGGAGCAGATATTTATAGGGAGTTAGGAGCTAGTAATGTTTTAGTTTATTCTAAAATTGAAAATGATGCATCTAACCCTGATTTTATTACAGGAAACCAAATATCTAAAATAGGTATTGTAGAAAATCCACAAGCATATGATTCTAATGTAAATTTAGAACTTTCTAAAGCTAGTTCTGTATATGCTTTAAAACTTATTGGAGCAGGTTATACTACTGCTACTTTTAATTTGGATGGTCAAGTTACTCAAACTGTGGGACTTGGATCAACTGCTGTTGGTAGAGTTATTTCTTATGATCAAACAACAGGAGTTTTAAAATATTGGCAAGATAAAAGTTTAGTAGGATTTAATAGTGATGGATCTCTTAGAACAGATCCTACATATGGTTATTCATTAAATAGATTTACATCAAATCCAACAAGTGGAGGAAATGTAAATATTGCTAGTAATGAAAGTACTTTAGGTATAGACACTAGTTTTGGAACATCAGGTAGTCCTGGTATAAGTACTGTAATAAATAATAGAACATATTACCTTGGTCAGAGTTTTACTCAAGGAGTTTCTAATCCTGAGGTTAAAAAATATTCTGGAAACATTATATATGTTGATAATAGACCATCTATTACCAGATCTGCCAACCAAAGAGAAGATATCAAAAGTCATCTTGCTAATTTTAAAGAATCATGCCACAGGAAACCAATTTAAACGTCGCTCCTTATTTTGATGATTATAACAAGGATGGCAATTATTATAAAATTTTATTTAAACCTGGATATCCTGTTCAAGCACGGGAATTAACACAGACTCAATCAATACTTCAAAATCAAATTGAAAGGATGGGCAACCATACTTTCACAGAAGGAAGTTCTGTGACTGGTGGTGGTGTTAAATTTACGAATGCTTATACTTCTATTAAAATACAACCTTCTAACCAAGGATTTGATGTAAGAAAATATTTAGTAGATCTTAATAATAAAGTTGTAGTAGGTAGTCAATCTGGACTTAAACTAGAAATTAAAGGATATATGGCTGATAGATATCCTGATAATTCCTATGTTGTATTTGTAAATTATTTAAATAGTGGATCTGATAATAATCCTAGAGTTATATCTGGTGAAAGTTTGCTATTGGAAGGAGATTCTTTTACTACTCGTGAAGGTATAACTTTTTCAACCAGGAGAATACTGTTGCTCAACTAGTTACTGGAGTATGTACATTTGTAGGAGCAGCNGCAGTTTTATCTAAAGGTNTTTATTTTGCTAGGGGTTGTTTTATTGAAGCTAGTGAGCAGACAATTATTTTAAGTCCATTTGTTAATGATGTAAGCACAAGAATTGGTTTTGAAGTTAATGAAGATATTATAAATTCTGATATAGATCCTTCTTTGGCAGATAATGCAGCTGGATATAGTAATTATACTGCACCTGGTGCTGATAGATTACGTATAGAATTAAAATTAAAGGCATTGCCTTTAAACCAAATAAAAGTTCCAAACTTCATAGAATTGATGTTAGTTAGGAATGGATCTGTTGCTTCTAGTAAGAATAAAACAGAATATAGTGAAATTGGTAAGGAGTTTGCAAGAAGAACTTTTGATGAATCTGGTAATTATTATGTTAAACCATATACAGTTACTCCTAGAAATACTTTAAATGATTTTGAAGGTAATAATGGAGTTTTTACTGAATTACAATCAACTTATAACGATAATCAACCAAAAGAAGAGTTAGGAACATATAAAATATCTCCAGGAAAAGCTTATATTGAAGGATATGAAGTAGAAACTATAGCTCCTACTTTTTTAGATTTTGACAAAACAAGAGATACAAAACTTTTAGAAGATCAGAGTATTAATTATTTTACTGGACCTACTTTCACTTTAAATAATGTTTTAGGATCACCTCAAATAGGAGTTGGGACTGATTATACTGTTAGTTTAAGAGATACTCGTGTTGGATTAGCTTCTACTAATCCTGCTGGAAAGGAAATAGGATTAGCTAGAGTTTATGATTTTGCATTAGAATCTGGTTCTTATGATTCTTCAAATCCAAAA